ATCATCAACCGCAACCTGTCCGACCTGACGGGCCAGCCTGTCCAAGCCGTCCTTGACCTCATCCATGCCTGTGCGGCGGTTGCGCTCTTCTGCGTTGATGCGTGTGGTCATGTCAGCCAAGATGTCGGTGACTTGTCTCAGGGCATTGTGGGCATCAAGGGCTGATGCCTCGGCACGGTTTGCCACGGCGGTGACAGCAGACACATCCACCGATGGGGCGGCAGTGGACACAGGGGCCACGGGCGAGGCACGGCGGATTTCATCAAGGGTCAGGCTGTTGGCCCGAATGCACCCAACCAGAAAATCAGCGGCCTTGTTCTTTTGCTCAGGGGGTGTCCCGGTCAGTGGGCCATGTCCCCGCAGGGCGAAAGCACCCAGCACCACACTGATGGGCAGTTTGAGAATTTCGAGTTTGATTTGTGTGTCAGTCATGTTGCTTCTCCAAAAAAATCAAGACAGGTTCAGGACATCGCTGTCCACGGGGCAAGAGGGAAGGCCAAGAGCGGCCCACTTGGCAGTCAAGCGCACGGTGTACCCGCAAGAGGGGCACACGGCCTTGAGCATTCGGGTTGTCTGCACCTTGCGGTTGGACATGGTCAGGGCGGCATGAGGGTATGCACCCAGCGAATCGATGATGGCCCCGAAGGTGGGGATGAATGAGTCGGCACGGGTGGTGGCCTTCCAGCCCTTCACGCCCGTAGGGGCAAGGTGCATGGCAGAGGCAACCTTCTGGAAGTTGACACCGTGGTTCATCGCCCCGGCAGTGGCATGGCACAACTCATGCACCAGCACATCGAACACCCGCAGGGGGTCGTCCAACACGGGGCTGATCAAAACCTCGAAGGTCTTGTCTGCGCTGGCGGTGTCGGCCCAGCATTCACCGATGGCCCCACTGCGCTTGGCGTTGGACGGGAAACCACAGGTGACCCGAACGTTCGCAGGGAGGGGCGCACCCACAGCATCAAAGAAGGGGCGCAATTCAGAGACAGCGGCTGAGAGCCAGTCTTCACGGTTGGTGGTTGTCATATCAAATCTCCAGTGATAGTGATTGTACAGTGTTTAAATGAAAGGGGTCAATAGTTGCGATATGCATGGACACGGGCCACATACTCACGGGCCGAGACCCTGCGGACAATGGCGTGGTACGACACACACCCACAGCAGTCGTACTCATGGCGGCAACCACTGTGCGACAGGGTGCTGGCGATGGCTCTGGACAGGTCAGTCTTGCGGTGCGATGACGGGGCGATCACCCGCTGGGTGAAGGTGTCCGAGTCATCGGTGCTGGCGACCCTCTTGAGAGGCAGAATTTTCACAGGGGCGGCGGTCTCCCACTCATCCTCATGCGACCAGCCCAAGGTGAACTTGTGGGTCAGGCGCTGGTAGACATCGATGCGTTGCATGGTGTTTCCTTTCGGTGGTTTCGGATTGCACTCCAATGCCCCGCAGGGCATCAGGCTGAAATCAGAGCAGGGCGGGTCGGTAGTAGTCATACGACCTGATGGGACTGCGGCGGTCGGTGTATTTCTCAACGAACACCGGGGTGATGCCACGCTCACGCAGTGCCCCGATCAGCAGGGACAGGTCGCAGTCTTCTTCAAGGTAGACAGACTGCCCACGCTGGTACGAATAGGCGGTCACCCTGTTGGCGATGCCGAGGTCTGCCAGCACGGTGCGCTTGACAACACCCCAGCCGTGACCGGGGTCGGTGTAAACAGTAATTTTCATGGTCGTCTTCCACTTTCCAGTTGTTCGATAGATTTAAACAAGCCCTTCTGCCCGTGCTTTTTGATCAGGTAGATAACCGCCTTGGGGTAGTCAGGGTTGCGTGTGGCAGGGGTTTTCGCCCCCGCCACCAGCAACCGCAAAATGATCCAATCTGCTTCATTCATGATGGGTCTCCAGTTGGAATCAGTTGAATGCCCCGGCAAGGGCAAGCTTGACGGTGATGGCAAGGGCGATGGCGGCGATGACAGCGGCGGTCAGTGCCACATTGATGAAGATGGTTTTCATGTCTGGTTTCAGTCCTTGTAGATGTTGAGCCATGTGATGGCATCACGTTTGGTGCGGCACACACGCACCGTCATGTCACCGACACGCACAACCCACTCAATCAGAGCGGTCGTGCGGTGGTTGTAGCTTTCCTTGCGGTACAGGGCCGCTCGGCCCAGCTTGGCGACTAGAGTCATGGGCAGTTGGCGTGTTCACGCAGGGCGTCAGACAGGGACACACCCAGTGCAGACAGGCAGATGATGTTGCCCCAGTCTTCCTCATTCTTGGACAGCTTGCACAGAAGACCAAACTTCTCTTCAGTGGTGCGGCTCAGACTGCTGAAGAAGTAGAACGCTTGTTGGTACACGAAAGCGTTGCGGGTCTGGATGTTCCAGCGAGTGGCGTTGGGGTAATCGATGAAGTCTTGACTGGCTTGCTCAAGACGACCCTTGAGGGTTTCGATCACGGCGGCAGGGGACAGGGTTGTAATGACTTTCATGGTTGCTCTCCAGTTAAGTGCAAGATGGCACTGCAATGCCCACAGCATGGGCATCACGTTGGCATCTCATATGGGATGTTTTATCTAGCGTCACAGTGGACGGCTACAGGGCTGAAACCCTGTCTGCCTTGCTCCCAAGCTTCCCTTGGGTTTCGCCGCAGACCAACCGTATAGTGGGCTGTTCACTTCCACTTGACCCTGTGGGGGGTGACTGACTGCCTGAGCATGGTCACTGGTGCGATCACCTTGTCTGCTATCACTAGCACTGAGACGAATCATATCACAAGTGTTTAAACCAGTGTCAACACAAACCCGAGCAAACCGTAGGGTTATTAGTCCGAGGGTCAGGGATGGGTACTCCAGATGGGGATGTGATGCAGGGGGAATCACTGGAATTTGGCGCTCTTATTAGAGGGATTGCCAATACTGGGAGACAGTCCAATGGAGGGGTCTACAAGGCGCTGAAGGGGTATCAGGCGGGGTAGGTATGGGTCGGTGTAAACGGACGCCAGCAACGCTGGTGTGCAATGAAAAAGTCTACAGAAACTTATGCACAGTCTGTGGATAACTCTGACTTGTCCACAAGGGTCTGTGGATACTGTGGATAACTATGTGAGTACTTTCTCATTGCACCAATGGTTTAAACGGGTGATCTGCGGTGGGTCGGTACATGGGTGGCGTGGACAGGTGATCGGCGCTCTGATAGCATCCAGCGTGCGAACGGTGCTGTATGTTTAAACAGGCCACACGAAACCATAGGAGCGATGCGATGAGCGAAACAGGAAAGCCCGGTCGGGCAAGCAAAGACGAACTGCTGGCGGCACTGGAAGCCGTGGACATGGATGACGGCGAGGGCTGGGAGGAACACGCAGACATCAGCGAAGCGGAACGGCTTGCCGCTCACGCAGAGCCACCAGTAATAAGAGCAGACGGAAAGCCAAAGGGAGCAGACAGCTACAACAGACCAAGACCACTGACAGCACCACAGATGGAATTCTGCAAGGGTCTGATACAGGGGAAGACGATGCGTCAAGCGTACAGAGACGCATACCCCAACGCCAACGGATCAGATCAGGTGATCACATCCAGTGCATACAGACTGAGCAGGGATGAACGCATCCAGAAAGCACTGCAAGATGCATGGGGCGAGACAGTGGAAGTGCTGGCAGAAGATACAGCGGCAACGAAACGGTATGTACTGAAAGAGTTGTTGGCACTCAGCAAAGGGGGCAAGCAGGAAGGCTCTCGTTTAAAAGCACTGGAACTGATGGGCAGAGCCGCAGGAATGTTCCAGCAGAGCACCGAAGCACCAGCAGAGAAACCCACGGCAGAGCAACTGCGCAAGGAACTCTCAGGCCACCTCAAGCTACTGGACAACGTGAAGCCGCTCAAGGCCAAGGCTGTGTAAACGCAGAGGGGGGACAACGGTCATCGGGGGTGTTGCGTGTAAACGGCTGGGATGGCGACCCCACCCACTCCCCACCACCCCAAACTGCGTCTGACGGCCCCGCATCCGCTTACGCTGTAATCCACACAAACGATTACATTCCCCACACAAGCAGACCCCCCCCCTTCATTTCCAAATTCCCCCCCCCCCGGGTTATATATATTTTTCAGAATGTTCTTGCGAACGTTCGTTTTTGCGTTTAAACTCCGCTCAGTTTAAACATCGAGGCAGCCATGCAAGAGAAGCACCAATTGGTTTTGGACTTCATTAAGGCGTACATCAAGATTCATGGTGTAGCGCCGTCGTATGCCGTCATTGCTCGCGGGTTGGGCATGAAGAGCAAGTCCAACATTCACCGGATCATCCATAAGCTCAAGGATGAGGGGATGGTTTCTGTGAAGCCGTATCAGTTCAATTCGATCCGAGTGATCGACCGCAGTGTCCGCAAGGTTGCTTCTCTATGATGACTCGCCAAGAGGTGGAGAAGTACCGGGAGCTGATCCCGTTGGTGGATGACTTGGAGCGGGCCAAGATCATGATGTTGTTGGAATACGACAGAGTGGAGAAGTGCAGGGAGTCGTTCATTTATTACGCCTCCCACATGTGGCCGGGGTTCATTTCTGGGAAGCACCACCAGATCATGGCAAATGCCTTTGAGCGTGTTGCCAAGGGGGAGTTGAAGAGGCTGATCATCAATATGCCGCCTCGACACACCAAGTCTGAGTTTGCCTCGTATCTGCTGCCAGCTTGGTTCTTGGGCAAATTCCCGGAGAAGAAGATCATCCAGACTGCTCACACCGCAGAATTGGCTGTGGGTTTTGGCCGTAAGGTGAGGAACTTGGTCTCCTCTGATGCCTTTTCTCGTGTGTTTGACACCAAGCTGTCTTCTGACTCCAAAGCCGCAGGACGCTGGAACACCCATGCGGGCGGTGATTACTTTGCTATTGGTGTTGGCGGTGCGGTTACCGGTAAGGGTGCGGACCTTTTGATCATTGACGACCCGCATTCCGAGCAGGAAGCCAAGCAAGGCAACCCAGCGGTGTATGACAACGTGTATGAGTGGTACACATCCGGCCCTCGTCAGCGTCTTCAGCCCGGTGGGGCCATCATTATTGTGATGACACGCTGGTCAAAGAGAGATTTGACCGGGCAGATTCTTAAAAATGCCTCGAAAGACGGCGTGGACAACTGGGAAGTCATCGAATTTCCCGCGATTTTGCCGTCCGGAACCCCTTTGTGGCCCGGATTTTGGAAAAAATCGGAACTCGAAGCCATTAAAGCCGAGATTCCCGTCTCCAAGTGGGAGGCGCAGTACCAACAGAACCCCACATCCGAGGAAGGCGCGATCATTAAGCGCGAACATTGGAGGATTTGGGAGTCGGATACAGCCCCGCAGTGCGATTACATCATCCAAAGCTGGGACACCGCCTTTGAAAAGTCCAACAGGGCAGACTATTCGGCCTGTACGACGTGGGGTGTGTTCGATCACCCCGACAGCAAGGGTAACTTAAAGCCAAACATCATCTGTTTGGATGCGTTTAAACAACGTATGGAATTTCCTGAGCTCAAACAAAAAGCGTTTGAGATGTACAAAGAATGGGAGCCCGACACTTTGATCGTGGAAAAGAAAGCCGCTGGCGCTCCTTTGATTTACGAGCTTCGTCAGACAGGAATCTTGCTTGAGGAGTACACACCGGGCAAAGGAAGCGATAAGATTGCGCGTGTAAACGCTATATCGGACCTTTTTGCCTCCGGAGTTGTTTGGTGCCCTGAAACCCGATGGGCAGATGAGTTGATGGAAGAGTTGGCCGCGTTCCCAAATGGGGAGCATGACGACCTTGTGGACTCGACAAGCCAAGCTTTGCTTCGTTTCAGAAGGGGTGGTTTCATCCAGATTGAGTCTGATGAGCCTGAAGAGCAGCGTTATTTCCGGCGCAAAGCCGCCTTCTATTAAGGATTGACATGGCAACGAGCAGCATGGTTTCGTCTATCGCCCAAGCCCCTTTAGGGATTGATTTCTCAGATATTGTTCAAGACGACACCCCCGCCGTGGAAGTCATCATTGAAAACCCAGATGACGTGGTAATCGGCATCGACGGCATGGCAATTGACCTGATGCCAGAGGAAGAGGGGCCAGCCTTTGATGCCAACTTGGCTGAATACATGGACGAAGGCGAGCTGGAGAAGCTAGGCTCCGATTTGGTTGGAGAAGTTGAGTCAGACATCGCATCCCGCAAAGACTGGGTGGACATGTATGTCAAGGGGCTTGAAGTCCTTGGCATGAAATACGAAGAGCGCACCGAACCTTGGAATGGCGCTTGTGGTGTTTTCTCCACCCTCCTGACTGAAGCCGCAGTTCGCTTCCAGTCCGAGACCATTATCGAAACATTCCCCGCCCAAGGCCCCGTCAAGACGCAGATCATCGGCGCGATTGACAAACTCAAAGAAGACGCAGCCGAGCGAGTTCGCACTGACATGAACTTCCAGCTGGTCGATGGCATGCCAGAGTACCGCCCAGAGCATGAGCGCATGCTGTTCAACTTGGGTCTGGCTGGCGCAGCGTTCAAGAAGGTGTATTTCGATCCAAGCCTCGGTCGCCAGACATCCATTTTCTGCCCCGCAGAAGACATCATCATCCCCTACGGCTCATCTGGTGCTCGTACCGCAGAGCGTGTAACCCATGTGATGCGCAAGACCAAGAACGACGTCAAGAAGCTGCAAGTGGCAGGCTTCTACCGCGACGTTGAGTTGGGCGAGCCCGTCATCTTGCACAACGACGTTGAGAAGAAGAAAGCCGAAGAGCAAGGCTACTCCGTCACCGACGACGAGCGCTATCAGTTCCTTGAGATTCAAGTGGACTACGACATGCCCGGCTACGAGGATGAGGACGGGATTGCCGTGCCTTACATCGTCACCATCGACAAGGGCACCAACAAAGTTCTGTCGGTGTACCGCAACTGGAACGAGGGTGACCCCAAGAAGCTCAAGCGCCAGCACTTCGTGCAGTACGACTATGTACCCGGCTTTGGTGCTTATGGCTTTGGCTACATCCACCTGATCGGCGGCTATGCCCGCGCTGGCACTTCTTTGATCCGCCAACTGGTGGACGCAGGTACATTGAGCAACCTGCCCGGTGGTTTGAAATCCCGTGGCCTGCGCATCAAGGGCGACGACACCCCCATCGCCCCCGGTGAATGGCGTGACGTGGATGTGCCAAGCGGCGTGGTGCGCGACAACATCATGCCTTTGCCGTACAAAGAGCCATCGCAGGTGTTGGCTGCTTTGCTGGACCGCATCACAGAAGAAGGCCGTCGCCTTGGTTCTATCGCTGACATGAACATCAGCGACATGAGCGCCAACTCTCCCGTTGGTACGACGCTGGCATTGCTGGAGCGTCAGCTCAAGACCATGAGCGCGGTGCAGGCTCGCGTCCATTACTCCATGAAGCAGGAATTTAAACTGCTCAAAGAGATCATCCGCGACAACACCCCAAGCGAATACGAATACGAGCCGCAAGGCGGCAACCGTCTGGCAAAGCGGGAAGACTACGACATGGTGGAAGTCATCCCCGTGTCGGACCCCAACAGCTCGACCATGGCCCAGCGGATCATGCAGTACCAAGCTGTGATCCAGTTGGCTTCGCAGGCCCCACAAATCTATGACCTGCCGCAGCTGCACCGTCAGATGATTGAAGTGTTGGGCATACGCAACGCCGACAAGCTGGTCCCGATTGAAGATGACATGAAGCCACGCGATCCAGTCAGCGAGAACATGGCCTTCTTGAATGGCAAGCCAACCAAGGCGTTCATCTATCAAGACCACGACGCTCACATCGCAGTCCACTCAGCCTTGATGCAAGACCCATTGATGGCTGCGCAGATTGGTCAGAACCCACAAGCTCAAAAGATGATGGCCGAGATTCAGGCGCACATTGCAGAGCACTTGGCTTTTGCGTACCGCAAGAAGGTCGAAGAGCAGCTGGGTGTACCCATGCCTAAGCCCGATGAAGACCTGCCAGAGGACGTGGAAGTCCAATTGTCTCGTCTGGTGGCTCAAGCATCACAGCAAGTGCTGGCGCAGAGCAAGGGTCAGGCCGCACAACAGCAAGCCCAACAGCAAGTTCAAGACCCGCTGGTCCAAATGCAGCAGCAAGAGCTGCAGATCAAGATGAAGGACGCAGCAATCAAAGAGCAAAAGGTGCAAGGCGATTTGGCAATTCGACAAGCCGAGGTGCAAATCAAGCTTCAAGAAGCTGCCAAGCGTCAGGGGGAAAACCCAGAAATTGCCGCAGCCAAGATGCAGCAAGAAATGATGATGGAAAGACAACTGCACGAGCAAGAAATGATTCAGCGCCAGCAGGAGTTTGACCAAAAGATGGCCCAGAAACAGCGGGAAGCAGAAATGAAACTGCAGACCAAGATGATGGAACGTTTAAACAAACCGGCTGCTAAATCGCCGGAGAACTAAGAGGAAGAATGGACATCCAAATTTTGGAGCTTCTCGATAGAAAGATCGAGGAGCAAGTCAAAAGTCATTCAGAGGCTTTGATAGAAGGTCAGTCGAAAGACTATGCCAACTATCGAGAGTTGTGCGGGGTCATCCGAGGTCTCCAGACCGCACAGCGTGAAATTGGTGACCTCGTGCGTAAACTGAAAGACGACAATGACGACTAACTTTGATGTTCAGGCGGTTGATCTGTCTGGCCTTCTCAACAAACCCGTTGAAGATAAGGCCAAACAAATCCCAGACCCCAAAACCTATCATCTTCTGTGCATGCTCCCAGAAGCCAAAGAAGAATACGAGGGTGGTTTGCTTAAGGCAAGCCAGACAATGCAGTATGAAGAACTGCTGTCCCCCGTGTTATTTGTGGCAAAAATGGGGCCTGATGCATTTAAAGATGAAAAACGCTTTCCAAGCGGCCCAAGCTGCCAAGTTGGTGATTTTGTAATCGTGCGCCCAAATACCGGAACACGAATGAAGATTCACGGAACTGAGTGGCGCATCATTAACGACGATAGCGTTGAGGCGGTCATTCAAGACCCTCGCGGCGTTCAACGCGTTTAAGGAGGCACCATGGCTGATATGGATAAAACAGAATTTACCTTCCCCGACGAGGCGGAGGAAAAACAATCTCGCGGCGTATCAAATAACGAAGCGTCCGATTCGGACGTTGAGATTATTGACGACACCCCCGAGCAGGATCGCAATCGCAGACCAATGGAGGAACCTCCAAAGGATGTAACCGACGACGAGTTTGCTAAATACGACGAGAGCGTCCAAAACCGCATTAAGCATTTCACCAAGGGTTATCACGAAGAACGCAGAGCCAAAGAAGCGGCATTGCGTGAGCGTGAAGAGGCCGTGAAACTGGCTCAACAAGTTGTTGAAGAGAATAAAAAACTCAAAGGCAGCTTGCATCAAGGCCAAAGCGCCTTGCTTGAGCAAGCCAAAAAGGTCGTAGCCAATGAAATGGAACAGGCCAAACGGAAATTTAAAGAAGCCTACGAAAGTGGGGACGCCGAAGCTTTAACTGCTGCTCAAGAAGAAATGACCGCAGTTAAGATGAAAGCCGAGCGTGTAAACAATTTTCGGCCAACACCTATACAAGAGGAAGAAAAACAGGTACAAATACCTGCCGCTGAACCAATTCGGCCCAAACTTGATGCGAAAACTCAGGCATGGACAGAAAAAAATACATGGTTTGGCAATGACGACGAGATGACCAGCTTTGCATTGGGATTCCACAACAAGCTGGTTAAATCTGGAATTACGCCGTCATCTCCTGAATATTATGAGCGTA